CGACCTGGAACCGCTCGGATCCGCGGGTCAGGCGCTGGTGGCGAGGCTGCGGGACGCCTACGACCTGAGTCCCATCGAGGGGGAACTGGTGTTGGAGGGCGCGGTGGCGGCCGATCGGCTGGCGGACGTGCGCGATAGGCGCACACGGACGCGGGTCAAGGACAAATCCACCCTGGATCGCATCGAGCTCGCCTGGCACCGGGCGCTGTCGAATTGCCTGCTGGCGCTGCGGGCCCGCTTGGCGCGTCGGAAGGCGGCGAAAGAGCGGGTGGCGCCGCCCGCCAGCAAATGGGGCGGGATGGTGTGATGCGTGACCTGGTCCCAGGGCAAAAGGTCCGCCTGATCAACCAACTCTGTCACACGAAGGGCCCGTTTGCCGGGAAGCCCTTCCGCCTGCGGCCCTGGCAAGAACACGGCATCATCCGCCCGCTCTTTCGAACCAATCCCGCGACCGGCAAGCGGCAATATCGCACCTGTTTGCTGATGATGCCCCGTAAGAACGGCAAAACTGAACTAGCCGCGGCCCTCGCCATCGATGGCTTGCTGTTCGACAACGAAATGGGCGCGGAAGTCTACTCCGCCGCGGCCGATCGGGACCAGGCGGCGCTGTGTTTCAACGTGGCGGCGCAAATGATCCGCGCCGAACCGGAGTTAGCCGCGGCCTGCGACATCGTCGATAGTCAAAAGCGCATCGTGCATCGCAAAAGCGGGAGTGTGTACCGCGCGATTAGCGCGGAGTCGTACTCTAAACACGGGTTCAACAGTTCGCGCATTCTGTTCGATGAGTTGCACGCTCAACCGACCCGCGAATTGTGGGATGTGCTCGCCTCGAGCACCGGCGCCCGAGACAATCCGCTCGTCATCGCGATTTCTACCGCCGGCTACGACCGTCATTCGATTCTTTGGGAGTTGTATCAGCACGCCAGGCGCGTCCAACTTGACCCCAGCATCGACCCAACGTTCCTGTCGGTGATTTACGAGGCGCCGGCGGACGCGGACTGGCGCGACGAAGCCGTGTGGAAAAAAGCGAACCCGGCGCTGGGCGATTTCCGCTCGATTGAAGAGATGCGGGCGGCCTGTGCGCGCGCGCAAGAAATCCCGGCGCAAGAACAGGCGTTCCGGCGGTTGTATTTGAACCAGTGGACGGAATCAGATGTGCGCTGGCTGGCCATGGCCGCCTGGGATGCGTGCCAGGTGCCGATCGATCGCGCGGCGCTCGCCGGCCGGCGCTGTTATGTCGGGTTAGACCTGAGCACCACCACCGATTTGACCGCGCTGGTCGCGGTGTTCCCTGACGCCGACGGTGCGGGCTTCACGGTACTGCCGCAATTCTTCTGTCCCGCCGACCGTATCCCGACGCGCGTCACGCGCGACCGGGTACCCTACGACGAATGGGCCCGCCGCGGGCATCTCGTCGCCACGCCCGGACCCACGGTGGACTATGAACGGGTCCGGGCGCTCTTGCATGAATGGGATGAGGCCTTCGATCTTCGCATGGTGGCGTTTGATCCGTGGAACGCGACCGATCTGGTGTCGCGGTTAGAAAATGTGGACGGGTTTGCCTGCGTCAAGATGCGCCAGGGCAAGGCGTCACTGTCGGCCCCGAGCAAAGCACTCGAAAAAGCGGTGCTCGAGCGCACGATTCACCACGATGGCCACCCGGTGTTGCGATGGAACGTCGCGAATGTGACGGTCGACACCGATCACGCCGGGAACATCCAACCCTCGAAGGCGAAATCAACCGAGCGCATTGACGGCGTGTCGGCGCTCGTCATGGCGCTCGATGCGATGCACCGCGACCAGGCCGCGGCGCCCACCGAACCCGAGCTGTACATCTTTAGCGGGCCGTCATGAGACGCAACGGTCGTCCGCCGCTCGATCCGTTGGACCCCACGGTCAAGCTCTCGGTCAAGGTACCGTCGAAGCGGTACGACGCGCTGTACCGCAGTGCCGTGGCCGAGCGGCAAACGATGTCGGAGTTCATCCGGCACGCGCTGACGCAGGCCTTGCGTCCGTCAAAACTTCCGCCCGCCCGTCCCTAGCCGGTACCGTGTCGGCGCATGCTCGATCGGGCTTATGCCCTGTTGTCGATCAAGGCGCTGGACACCGAGCGCCGTACGATCACCGGCCTGGCGTCCACACCGACGCCCGATCGGAGCGGCGATATCTTCGAACCGCTCGGCGCCACCTTCACGAATCCACTCCCGCTGTTGTTGCATCACGATCGCGAGCGGCCCGTCGGGCGCGTCACGCTGACGGCCCGCGCGGACGCCATTGCGTTCGAGGCGACGTTGCCGAAAGTCGCCGAGCCCGGCGCGGTGCGCGACCGCGTTGACGAAGCGTGGCACTCCATCAAGGCCGGGTTGATGACCGGCGTGTCGATTGGGTTTCGGCCGCTCGCCGACGGCGTCAAGCAGCTCGCCTCGGGCGGGATGCATCTGCTCCGCACTGAAATTTGTGAACTGTCGCTCGTCACTGTGCCGGCGAACATGGAGACGACGATTCAAACAATCAAGCACCTGGCCGCGTCTGGCCGAACCTCGCCCGGCGTCTCGGGCCCACCGAGAAAGCTGAAGCTGATGGCCAAACAGACGCCCGCCGAACATATTTCCGCGCTGGAAAAGAAACGCACCGAATTGACCGAGCGCATCTCGGCCATTCTCGACACGGCCGCCGACGAGGGCGCGACGCTCGACGAAGACGGCGCCAAAGAACACGACGAGTTGATGGAACAGGTCAAGCGCATCGACGCCGACCTGGCCCGCTGGCGCGAACATGAGAAGGCGCAAGCCACGAAGGCGGCGCCCGTGGAACATCGGCCGCCCGCCATTCAGATTCCCACCTATCAGCGCATTTCGGTCAAGCCGAACGTCCCGCAAGGCATGCCGTTTGTGCGGAAGGCGATGGCCTTGCTCGTCTGTCACGGCAACACCTACGAAGCCGCCGAGTATGCGAAGCGCTGGGATGACTCGACGCCGGAAGTCTCGTTGTCGCTCAAGGCCGCGATCGCCCCCGGCACGACGACGGACGCGACCTGGGCGAGTCCGTTGATCAATCAGACGATGGTCAATGACTTTGTCGAGTTGCTGCGCCCGGCGACGATCCTGGGCAAGATTCCCGGTCTGCGGAACGTGCCGTTCAACTGCAAGATTCCGATGCAGACCGCCGGTGGAACCTACGGGTGGGTCGGGGAAGCGAAGCCGAAGCCGCTCACCAAGCTCGCGTTTTCATCTGACACGCTGGGCGTGACGAAGGTCGCCGGGATCATCGTGCTGACCGAAGAGCTGGTCCGCTTCTCCAATCCCAAGGCTGAAGAGTTGGTCCGCGCCGACATGGTCGCCGGCATCGCCCAGTTCTTGGATTCGCAGTTCATCGATCCGGCGGTGGCCGCGGTGGCCGGCGTCAATCCTGCGTCCATCACGAACGGCGCGCCCACGGCCGCGGCGACGACCAACCCGCTCGCGGACATTCTCGGGCTGATCAATCACTTCGCCACCAACATGATTCCGGTCGGCGGCCTCACGTTCATCCTGTCGCCGACGAATGCCTTGGCGTTGTCGTTCCGTACCACCATCGACGGGTCGCCCGAGTTCCCCGGCATTGACGTCACCGGCGGCAACTACCGCGGGATGACTTTCATTACGTCGAACACCGCGACCACCAACGTGGTGGCCTTGCAGCCGTCGCTGATTCTCTACGCCGACGATGGCGGCGTGACGATCGATGCGTCGCGCGAAGCGTCGTTGCAGATGGACAGCGCGCCGATGTCGCCGGCCGATGCCACGACCGTCTACGTGTCGCTGTTCCAAACCAACAGCGTCGCGCTGCGTGCCGAGCGGTTCATCAATTGGAAGCGCGTTACGACGAATGCCGTGAAGTACCTGACGGCCGCGGCCTGGCCATCTCCGACGGGCGGCACGGCACTGGTCGCCGCCGAGCCGGCGAAGAACGGCCGCGCGCACAAGGACTAATGCGCGTCTTCGGCTTCGATATCAGTCGCGCCCCGCGCCCGTCGGTGACGTTATCGCCACCGACGGGCACGTTGGGCAATGGTTGGTTTCCGGTGGTGCGTGAACCGTACACCGGTGCCTGGCAGTCGAACGTTCCCCCCATCACCCAGCCCACGGCCTTGAGCTATTTCGCCGTGTACGGCTGCGTCACGCTCATCGCCACCGACATCGGCAAGCTCCGCCTCCGCCTGGTGGCGCAAGACGACGATGGCATCTGGCAGGAAACCACCAACCCGGCGTATAGCCCGGTGCTGCGCTCGCCGAACCACTACCAAACCACCATCAAGTTCGTTGAGCAGTGGATTACGTCGAAGTTGACGGCGGGCAACGCGTACGTGTTGAAACAACGGGACCAGCGCGGCGTGGTCATCGCGTTGTATGTGCTCGACCCGATGCGCGTGACGCCCCTCATCGCCCCGGATGGGTCCGTCTATTACTCGCTGAAGCGCGACGACCTCACCGGCGTCGCCGAGGAGCTGCCGCCCGGGCAAGACCTGATCGTGCCGGCGCGCGAAATGATCCACGACCCGATGGTGACGTTGTTTCACCCGCTGATCGGCGTCACGCCGCTCTACGCCTGCGGCCTGGCCGCCCAACAAGGGCTGACGATTCAAACCAAGTCGGAACAGTTCTTCCGCGGGGGCTCCCATCCCGGCGGGGTCCTGACGGCGCCAGGCGAAATCGGGGAAGAGCAAGCGCAGCGCATCAAGACGTACTGGGATGAGAACTTCACCGGCGCCAACAGTGGCCGCGTCGCAGTCCTGGGCAAGGGGCTCACGTACGAAGCGATGACGGTGACGGCGGCGGACGCGCAGCTCATCGAACAGTTGAACTTCACGGCGACGCAGATCTGTACCTGTTATCACGTGCCACCCGAGCTGTTAGACCTCCGGCCCGCCGGTGACCTCGAGGTCTTACTCGCCAAGTACCACAGCCAGTGCATCCAATCGCTGTTAGCGAACTTTGAGGCGGCGCTGGACGCGGGCCTCGAGTTCAAGCCGGGCCTCGGCGTGGAGTTCGACATCGACGATCTGATCTGGATGGTCACGTCCACCAAAGTGGCCGCTGCGGCCGGCGCGATCGGCGCGGGCGCGATGTCGCCCGATGAAGCGCGGAAGAAGTACTTCGGCCTGGGCAAAGTCACCGGCGGCGACACGCCGTACATGCAACAGCAGAACTTTAGTCTGGCGGCCCTCGCCGAACGCGACGCCAACAAGCCCTTTGCGAAGCCGGAACCCGCGGCACCGGCCGCACCGGCGACGCCCGCGGAGCCCGAACCCGCACCCGAGCCCGAACCGGCGCCACCACCGCCCGATGACGCCGCCGAAGAGAAGCAATTCATGGACGCACTCACGAAATCGCTGGAAGGGCTCTCGTATGCGGCCTGACATCCTCGCCGATCATCTCGGACTCACGATCCGCGGCCTGATGACGCCGCTCGCGTCGCGCGTCGCGGCGCTGGAAGCTCGGGCGACCATCCCCGGCCCGCCCGGCCCGCCTGGACCATCGGGCCCACCTGGCAGGGATGGGCTCGATGGAAAAGACGGCGCGCCTGGCCTGCGGTATCTCGGCGTGCACGTCACCGGCAAGACCTACGACACCGGCGATCTCGTCACGGCGGGTGGATCGGCGTGGTACTGCGGGCGCACGACCACGACGGACCCCGGCAAGTCGGCGGATTGGCAGTTGATGGTGAAGCGCGGGCGGGACGCGCGATGACCCTCGCCACGCTGGAAGACGCGAAGGTCCATCTCCACATCACCGATCCGACGCGCGACGCCGAAGTTACGACGATGCTGGAGCAGGCGAGCGCCATCGTTTACGACTACATCGGCACCCGTGCCGATCCGGCGTGGGATGAGACCACCGCGCCCGACATCGTGCAGGCCGCGACGCTCAAAACGCTCGGCCATCTCTGGGAGCACCGCGGTGATGACAGCGACGACGCGCCGCTGTGGGCCGCCCTGTCGTTGCTGTTGATGCGCACGCGCGATCCGGCGCTGGCCTAATGGCGACTCGTGGCCAACGACGCCAGATCGTGGCCTTCGAGAACCCGGGCACACCGGTCCCCGATGGCGAAGGCGGGTACACCAGCACGTGGGTGGCCTTGGTTCCGGCGCTCTGGTACGTGAGCATCCGGCCGGCGAGCGCGAAAGAGCAGGGCATGGCGGGCACCGTCTTGACGCATGCGTCCCACATCGTGGAGGGGGACTTTCATCCCGGCGTGACCACGGCGACGCGCATGAACTTCGGCGGCCACGTCTACCAGGTCACGAGCGTGCTGAATACGGACATGCAGAACAAGACCATGCAGCTTGTCGCGGACTTGCAGACCTGAGATGGCGACCGAAATCCAGTTCACCGGCATCACGGAATTATTGGCGGCGCTGGAACGCCTGGCGCCCGACCTGGCCGCGGCCGCCGTGACGCAGGAGAAAGCGATCGCCACCCAAACGGTGGAAGCGATCCGCGCGGGGTACCCCCTGGTGACTGGCACGCTGCGCAACAGTGTGCAGATTCAGAAGCAAGGGTCCACCACGCCCGTGCGGCCCTTCACCCAAATTGCGGTGACGGCGCCCTACGCCACGCTGGTGGAGTTTGGAATGGCCCGCACCGCGCCGCGGCCGGTGTTTATCCCGGCGATCCGGCGAGCGCGTGAAGCATTGGTCAAAGACGTGGTGGAGAAAATTCGCCAACAAGGGCTGACGGTGACCGGCGCATGAGTGATGCGGGGCTGGTCGATGCGGTCGTCATGGAAGTGTTGGCGAATGACGCCACGCTGACCGCACTGTGCCCCGACGGCGTGTTCTGGGGACGCGCGCCAGCGGGCGCCACACGTTTTGTGATCACCGCCCTCTTTGATCACACCGAACGTCCCGCGCTGGCGCGCGACACGCTCTATGAAACGACGGTCTATCTCGTCAAAGCCGTGATTCTGGACTCGAGCAAGACGCCATCCCGCACCGCCGCGGCGCGGATACACACGCTCCTCCACGGCGTGGACCTCGATCTGACGGCGGCCGGGTACGTGGCGATGGATTGCCGCCGGATGGAGCGCGTCGCCTATCCCGAGATTGACCCGGCGAACGCCGCCACCTGGCATCACAGCGGCGGGCAGTACGCGCTCGTCAGTTATCCCGTTTAGGCAAAGGAGACGACATGGCACGACGACACGGCAGTCAAGGGCAAGTGCTGATGGACCCGACCGGCGGCGCGACGCCGGTGGAAGTCGCCTCGATCAACAAATTCACGATTGACTTTGGTCGCGACAACGAAGACGTGACCTGCTTCGGCGACGTCAACAAGGTGTATGTGCTGGGTCTGCCCAACGTCGAAGGCGACATCGAGGGCGTGTGGGACGAAACGACGTCACCCGAGTTCTTGCGGATTGCGCTGGGGGATGTGCCCGTCACGCTGAAGCTGATTCCCTCGACGAACGCGCCCACGTACTTCTTCACCGGCCAGGCGTACCTGTCTACGGCGCTCGATTGTCCCGCTGATGGGGCGGTGACGCTGAGCGGCTCGTTTGTCGCGGCCGGGCCGTGGACGATGGAGCCGGCGGCGCCGTAATGCTCGACGCCGGCACGATCCGCGGCGCGCATGGGCTCGTGAAGTCCACGTATTTGACCGCTGCGGTCATCACGGGGTTCGTCGTCGCGCGCGACACGCTCACGGGCGCGTGGATGGTCCGCGGCACCGCGTCGGCGTGTGACGCCTACCTGCTCAATCAACCGCCGCACGTGTTTGTCATCCCGCACAAGGGCGGCGCCTGGCAGTGGCCGATTGAATCGTTGCGGATCAACGCGCCGCACTTTGAGGCGCGGCTCGGCGCCTTGCAGTAGGAGACCTATCCGATGTCGATTCGTGTTCAACTCCGCGCCGAGGAGCGACTTGAGCTGTCGCGCGGCGATTACCTCGTCGTCAAGCGGGATCTGAATGCGGGGGAGTATCGCGAGTTGCTCCGTGCCGCGACGAAACCTGTGTCAATGACCGCGGCGACCAGCGCGGTCCCGACATTGGACCTGGATCCGATCGAGGCCGGCCTGTCAACGGTACTGGCCTACCTGCTTGATTGGAGCTTTCAGGATCCCAACGGCCATCCGATCGTCATCAAGCATCAAGCGCGCAACGTCGTGAAGGCCGCGCTCGACAACATTGATTCCGACTCCTTCATGGAGATTCAGCGAGCGATTCAGGAGCATCAAGCCGCGCGAAAGGCCGCGCTCGAGGCCGAAAAAAAAACGGACCCTGGCGCGACCTTACCCGACAGGACTTTGACATCTGTCGGGTGATGGGGTGGACCTGGGCCGACCTGCAAGACGTGCCGCAGGCGGTTTATGACGAGTTAATCGCGTATTTGGTCGAGGAACAGGCGCGCGCGGCGCGCCGACGCTAACTGATGGCTCTCACTGCCACGCTCGTCGCCGATTTCAGCTCCTTTCAGACGGCCGCGAAGGACGCCTCACAGGCGGTGGGCGAGTTCAAGGCCTCCGCAGAGGAACTGGGCCCGGCCGCCGACAAAGGGCTGACCATGACGAAGGAGGCGGCCCAAGCGCTGGGCGGTCAGCTCCGCGACGTCGGGTCTGTGGCCATCGAATCGGCCAAAACCTTCATTGCCGCGTATACCGAAGGCGAAGACGTCGTCAACAAGCTGAATAGCGCGCTCGAAAACACCGGCGTCGAGTCCGTCCCGCAGGTGATCGAAGCCTATAAGGCGCTGGCTGACGAATTTCAAAACACGACCAAGTACGGCGACGAGTCGATCATTGCCATCACGGCCACCCTCACCACGATGGGCAAGGTCGGGCCCGAGAACATGAAGCTGGCGCTCGATGCGACCACCAATCTCGCGTCGGCCTTAAAGATTGACCTGAGCGCTGCGGCCGACATGGTCGCGAAATCGATCGCGAAGGGGAATGAGCCCGTCGGGAAGTTGAAAACCCTGCTCGGTGACACGGCGACTGAGGGCATGTCCACCGTCGAGATGTTGGGAAAGATCAACGACAAGGTCGGCGGCGCGGCCCAGGCCGAACTGCAAACCTATAACGGGCAGATGGAGCAGATGAACAACCAGATGGGCGAGGTGAACGAGACCGTGGGCAAGCTGCTGGTGGAGAATTTCGGCAAGCTGATGAACGTCTTCAACCTGTTGCCCGACGGGATCAAGACGTTTGTGCTGAGTGTCGCGGGTATTGCGCCGATCATCATGCCGCTGATCACGTCCGTGGCCGGGCTCGTCTCCATTCTCGGGTCCACCGGCATTGGCGCGGCGCTCGTCTCGGCCGGCACGGCGATCGCGGCCTTTATCGCGAGCATTGGACTGATTCCGATCGCGATTGCTGCGGCGGTGGCGGCCGTCGTCTATATCGGCGTGCAAATCTATAAGAACTGGGACGCTATCAAGAACTATACGAAACAGCTGTACGAAGGCATCAAGTACTGGTTGGTCGATCAGTTCATGGGGCTCGTGAACAAAATCCGGGGCATCAGCGAGTACATCATCGGGATTTTCCGCATGATGTATCAGGCGGTGGTCGGTGGCTCGATCATCCCCGACATGATTAGCGGCATTGCGGCCGAATTTAACAAACTCGACACCGTCATGGTCGATCCGGTGCGTGAGGCGGCCCGGGCGGCCGTGAAAGAGTTCGGTAATATCACCGGCACGGGCCTGACGACGGGTTTCACCGGGGCGGGCAGCCGCGGCGGGACCGTCATCAACATCACGATGACCGGGATGTTGGGCGCCAACGACCCGCAGACGCGCCAAGCCATCACGCAAGTCGTCGGGGACGCCCTCGCGCAGTCGATGCGCGGGCAACGGCTGCTATCGAGCGCCTAAGCCGGTGACGCCGTACCCCATTCACGTTGTGATCGGCGGGTTGCTGGCCTCGGCGCTGGTGCGTGTCGCCGATCTGGTCATTACCGACGTGTTGAACGAGCAACCGAACAGCGCCACGCTCACGGCGAACCTGACGCCGCATGCGGCCGACACGGCGGCGTTCTATCCGCCCGCGTTTGACCCGGACGCCTTCGTGACCACCGCACTGCCGATGATTTACCCGTCCATTCGCCGCGGTCAGCCCATTGAAATCTATGCAGGCACACTGAGCCCCGATGCGCGCTTGTTTGCGGGCGAGATTGTCATTGTCGAGCAAGTGTATGAACTGGATCGCCCCGAACTGGTGGCGTATCACCTGTCGTGTACCGACTACACGCGCGCGCTCAACCGACGCAAGGTCACCAAAAGCTATCCGACGCAGTCGGTGACGGCGATCGTGCTGGATCTGATGGCCAGTCGGGCCGCCGATGGCTTCACGACGACGTTTGTCACGCCGAATCTCCCGAGTGTCGCGATCGATTTCACCTTTGAAGACATGAATCGCGCGCTCACGCGCCTGGCGAACCGGATCGGTGGCTACTGGTACGTGGACTACACCAAGGCGCTGCACTTCTTTCTCGAGGAACCCGGCGACACGCCCGCGCCGCTCGAACCCGGCGGTGAACCCTTCGATGACTTCCGCATTGAAAGCGATTTGACCCAGGTCCGCACGCGCGTGCTGGTGGAAGGGCTCGGCACCACGGTACTGACCCAGGTCGGGCCCGGGGCCACGGTGATCCCGGTGCGCGATCCCGTGATGTTTCCCGTCACCGGCGGCCAGGCCATCGTGGGCCAGCAGCGCCTGACCTATACGGGCGTGATTCCCGGCGGGACCGGATCACTGATCGGCACCGGCGCCCAACCGACGGTGGCGCTGACGGTGGCGGGACAGACGGGCGCGGGCATCGAGGTGGGGACCCACGCCTATGCGGTGACGTTCCAGACCGCGGCGGGCGAATCACTGCCCTCGCCGGCCGCCAGTGTGCTGCTCGGCCAGGTCGAGGCGCCCGCCACGGGCCCGACACCCGGGCCACCGCAGGCGGGCAACGGGCCCGATCCCGGGGTCCACCGCTACGCGGTCACGTTTGTCACCGCGAGCGGGGAAACGACGGGGACCGAGAGCCCGCCGGTGACCACCCTCGAGGCGGTGAGCGTCGGCACACCGGGCGCGACCGGCGCGGCGCTCCGTAATCAAGTGGGCAATCTGCCCACCGCGATCGCGCTGCGCTATGCCACGACGTTTCTGACGCTCGACGGGGAATCGCTGCCCGGCGCGGCGAGTGCCCCGATCACGTCGCAAGGGCCCGCGCCGCCACCGTTTGAAGTGGATCAGGAGGCGTGGGATGTTCTCGGGCCGTATCCGACGCTCACCGCCGGTGCTCCGGGCCTGGCGCCGAGTGCGCTGTATACGTACTGGGTGTCGTTTCTCAGCGGAAGCTGGGAGTCGGCGTTGTCATCGATTCCGCCGGGCGGCTATGAGGTGGGCACCCCGGCGGGCACCGGGGTGACGGCGGATTTTTTTTGGGGCTTTCGCCGCTCCTCCGATCCGCGGGTCACCGGACGCAAGATTTATCGCAGTGTCGCCAATGGCGTCCAGCCGCGCTTGTTAGCCACGCTCAACTACAACGACATGGCTGCGGCTCACGATCGGCGCTATGTGGACACCACCGCCGACGCCAGTCTCGGGCCTGTGCGGGTGGGCTCGGGCGCGATAGGGACGCCACCGGGCAATCAGGCCACGGTGACCCTGCCGCCACCGCCGAGCGATCCGCGCGTGACCGGCCGGGCGATTTACCGATCGGACGCCGGCGCGCCGTTCCGTCGGGTGGTCATCATCGACAGCCTGGCCGCGACCGAATATCTCGACAGCGCGGCGACGGTGGCGGGCCAACCCGACGCGCCCGCCGTGGATACCAGTGGCGGCGGGCGCCGCTGCGTGGTCCCGCTCACCGCCATCGCCACCGGGCCCCTGGCCGTCACGGCCCGGCGCCTGTATCGCACCGCCGCGGCGGGTGCCGCGTACCTGCGCGTGGCCACAATCGCCGACAACACGACCACCAGCTATACCGACACCACGCCCGACGCCGGGCTCGGTGCGGCCATCCCGCTGGCCAATTCGACCAACGCGCAACAAGTCGCGGTCAGCGCGATTCCGATCGGGGGTAGCGGCACCATCGCGCGCCGGATCTATCGCTCGGCGGCCAATACCACCGCCCTCAAGCTGCTGACGGCGATCGCCGACAACGCCACCACCACCTACACCGATGCGGCCAGTGATGCGACGCTCGGCGCGGCCGTGCCCGTGAGCGATACGTCCGGGCTGACGCAGCCCGCGGGGCAAGTGAACGCGGGCGCGACCGTGATTCCGGTGGCGGGCCCGGCCGCCTTTGCGCCCACCGGGGGCTATGCGATCGTCGGCAACGGTGAACAGGTGTTGCGGTACACCGGGATCAGCGGCAACACCTTGATCGGCATTCCGGCGACGGGGCCGGGGTCACTCACGGCGACGGTGGCCTATAACGCCAGCATCACGGTCGCGCCGGCCCTGACGGGGATTCCCGCAAGCGGCCCGTGGGCGCTGGTGCGGGGGCTCATCGATGGGGAAGAGATCAACCTCCTCATTCAGCGCGACGACCTGGCGGCCCAGGCGGCGCTGGCGGGGATTGAAGGCGGCGACGGGGTGATCGAACACGTCATCATCGACCGGCGCTTAAGCCCCGCGGGCGCGACCGCCACCGCGGACGCGGAGCTGGCGCTCTTTAGTACTCCCGAGCTGCGCGTCAGCTACACCACGCGCGATCCGCGGACCCGCACCGGCAAAGTCATCCTCGTCAATTTGCCCGCGCCCACCAATGTGGTCGGCAGCTTTCTGATTCAGAAAGTGCAACTCAGTCGCTTCCATATTCCGAACCTGCCGCCGCTCCGCACGGTCCAAGCCAGTTCCACCCGCTTTAGTTTTGACGACGTGCTCCGTCGTCTCTCGTTTGAGGTGTCCGCGTGAGCAACGTCCTGACGCATCGCTTTGTGAGTCCGAAACTCGACGGGCCCGACCTGACGCAAGTGCAGCCTAGCGCGTGGAACGACGGCCATCGCTTTCAAGGCGGCGCGGCCGGGGACGTGCTGACGCGCGATCCGAGCGATGCGACGTTTGGCGCGACCTGGGCGGCGCCCACCGGCTGGGTGGCGTTTACCCCACAGTGGTGGCTGGGGGGGACGCTGGTCGTGATGTGGGGCGGCCATCATTTCGAATCCGCGTCCTATTTTCGCCGCGGCAACGCCGTGTGGTTTCAGGTCATGTTTGTGGTGGGGACCGAGGCCATCCCGGCGGGCGCCTGGCAATTCAACCTGCCGTTTCCCTGCGTGCCGCTGGTCAGTCCCGGCGGGGGGCTGCTGCATACGAACGTGATGGCCTATCCCCTGTTCATGTCGTCGTTGGGGCTTACCGATCGCTACTACCTCACGCACCTTCAGCCCGATCTGAGCGTGGCGGGGATCTCGTCCACCGCGCCCGCCAATCTGGTGGCGTTTCCCGGCACCCGGATCGACATGCGCGGCAACTACACCGCCGCCTAACGAAAGCAGGTACCCCATGACCCGTGCCCTCGCCGCGCTTGCGCTCGTCGCCCTGCTCACCGGCTGTGATACGGGCGACACGACCACGGTCACGACCACCCTAACCAGCCCGACGCCGATTTATCCGACGGGCACCTCCACGCCGTGCGCCGCGGTGGGCTGTACGGCCACCTGTCCCAATCCCGCGCTCGGGTGCACGGGTGGGGGCGGCGTCGGCCTGCGGGCGCCGGAAATCATGTCGTTTGGCGCCGACAATCCCCGCATCACCAAGGGCGGCGCGGCGGTGCTGCGCTGGGATGTGTCGGACATCAATGCGCTGGTCCGCATTGACCCGGGCATTGGCTCCGTGGGGACCGTCGGGTTTGTGCTGGTGTCGCCGACGCAAACCACCACCTATACGCTCACGGCCAGAAATTCACTGGGGACCGTGCAACGGCAGTTCACCGTCATCGTGTTCAACCCCGAGTAGGAGGGCGTCATGACCGCGATCCAACTGCTGCTGTTGATCCTGCTGGTGCTGCTGCTGGTGGGCACGGTCCCGGCCTGGCCGTATGCCACCGCCTGGGGCTACGGGCCCAGTGGGTTGATGCTGATCCTGCTGGTCGTGCTGGTGATTCTGATTATGACCGGGCGGCTCTAGTCACGGCTGAGCTGTGTCACTTTGTGTCACTTCTTCCGGTGGGCGCGGTTTTCAGTGACTGCTGATGTGGTGTTTTTGTTCGGAAATAGCGCGTCTGTCCACTTGTGACCCTCGCTAAAATCGGCCTTCTAAGCCGAGGGTCACAGGTTCGAGTCCTGTCGGGCGCGCCACCCACAAGTGCTAGTGCACGCGAGACTTTCCAGCTTTTTCCAGCGAAAGTGACACAGCAGGCCGAGGGTCACCCAAGGGCTTCTGTGTCACTTTTGTGTCACTTTTTCCAGCAGAGGCCGTGCGCGCGGTGTCAGTGGCCGCCATCTGCGCGGACAAATCCCCCGCCCGTACGTTCAAGTAAATCTGCGTCGTGGCGATCGATTTGTGGCCGAGCATCGCCGACACCTGATGGATCGGCCACCCCAGTTCCAGCAGGCGTGAGCCGCCTTCGTGCCGGAGGTCATGGAAGACGAGATCGATCCGCTGGTAGGCGTCGCGGCTGGCGGGCGTCAACCCGTGACTCTTCGCATCACGTACGACCGGCTGGCCGTGTGCCTTGAGGACCAGCGTTTCCCACGCGGTGGAGATGCGCCCGATCGGCTCGCCAACCTCGTTCCCGAAGGCGTAGGCCAAGGGCGGGTGCGTGGTCCCGTCGGGCGCGGTCTGGTGCATCAGGAGTTCGGCCCGCAACCGGGCGGAGATCGGCACGTCGCGGATCGTCACCTTGTCCGCATCCTTCAGATCCCGCACGCGCAACAGGTTCCGTGCGAAGTCGATATCCGCCCAGCGCACGCGCAGCAGCTCGCCGAGCCGCTGGCAGCTTTCGAGGCCGGCGATGATGAGGACGCGCAGATGGGGCTCAGCCAGAGCCAGCAAGCGATCCTCTTCGCTGGGCACGACGACTTGGCCGGCGGCATCGAGCACCGCCAGGGCCAGCCGACGATGCCGGTGTGCTTCTTTCCGTCGCCGCAGCTCCGTGTCGTCGGCCTGCAACCAGGCGACGGTGCGGTAGCCCTTCTTCACGGTCCAGCGGCCGAGC